CTTTAAAATCTCTTGATTTTCATCTTGTATATTGTTGTATACACTAAGTAAATCTAAAGATACTTCAATTAAAGTATCATCTATACGCTCTGTATGTGTACATAAAGCAGCCCTTGTTTTATTCATCTTGTTACTCATTTGTTAGTAACCTCCTCTAATTCAATTTCAACTCTAGGGTTGTTTTTGTCTTGTTCTACTACTTTCGTAGTGGTACCTAAATGATATTTTACATTATCCTGTTTTACCCAATTTAACTTTTGCAATGCATCTAAAGTAAACTTTTCCATCATTGCAAAAATATTAGAACCGTCACAACTGGGGTTAGAATAGTACAGTTTTATAGTTAAACGGTACTTAAATTCCGGTTTAGTAGGTAACTCTTTTAATTGAGCATATATCAAATCTGAATAATGTTTTTTTACCTCATTGTTCAAATACGGGTTCACATTCCTATACCAATTCATACCAACTAAGAATGTCTTAGAAGGTTTTGTTTTGAACGTTTGTGTATAATATATAGGAAGTGTCAGGAAAGGCATAGCCTCTCCTATTTATTAAACAGTGACGGAGCTGCACCCGTAGCAGCAGTAGGCATACCAGCTGTTCCAGCACCACCAGCAGTTGGAGTTACACCTTTAGTTTTGTCTTTTACAAAATCTGCAGTGTTACGTTCTGACCATTTGTTAATGAAATCAGGTTCAGTTGAACCAGCTTTGAGCTCAATTGCTGTAAGACCATCTGTTGTAAATGATTTAGCAACTTCATTGTACTCTTTAATATCTGAAGACGGTACATATTCACCTGCATTATTTTTCACATTTTTGTACTCTTTAACTTTTTGTACACCAACTTTAAATGTTTTACCAATTAGTTCCATAAATACTGGTTTAGTTGTTGGAACCTTCTTTTTCAACTCGTAGTCGTAAATCTCAACGATTTTATCTTCTATGTCAAGTTGTGAAAGTTCTTTACCAGTTGCAACAATTGCAATTTCATTTGCAGCAGTAAATCCCGGAAGGTATTTCTTTTTACCATCTTTCTCATAGTAGTTACGAGTACCTTTTGCAGCACCTGAAGTTACATATAATGTTTGGTTCAGTGTACGCCCATCAGCTGTTTTAAATACAAAGTTTAAGTTGTATGCACCACCACTTGATTGGTCCATATAAACTGAGTCAATAACAACATCATATACACCTGTGTCCCAAACAAATCCACCTCCACCGAGTGTGTCTTTTTCTTCTTCAATACTTACGTCTGTTTTAAATAAATCCATAGCCATAATAAATTTCCTTTTTGTGTTTTTTATCTATGTATAGATGACCTGTAAGTCATCAAAATGTTAAACTCAATAAATGAGTCACCTAAATGTTTAAAAGCTTTCTAGGGCTATTATCTAGCTGTAGAATTGATGTAAACGGTCAAGTACTAGTTGAGCATTGTTGTCGATGTAAGTTTCTTTTACCTCCCACATTCCCATCGAACTTCTCATACGCTCATTTACAGTATCTTTGGTCAGACGTGTTTGGAATACATGTTTGTACCCAAGCATTTCTTCCTCTTCTGTAATTGTCAGCAATTCATTATCGAAATCTTTCAATTTGTTTAGAGGTATCTTTTTACAAGATATAACTGTACTAAAGTAACTTTCAATACCATTATTGTTTAGAGCACCTTTTACTGGCACTTTAGTTTCAAGCACCATTTCAGCTTCATTCATCACTTGTTTAGTGTGAGCCAAAACAATAACATTTTTAGTGGACCTTGCCACATATTGTTGCATCAATCTCTTAAAGTATTGGGCATAATCCCCCCAAGCTTTTTGAGTATTTGCAGCAGTCAATACATACTGTGTTTCAAACATATCCATTAGATAAGTTAAAGTATCAATCACAATAGTATGAATTTCTGGTAATGTTTCTGCATGTTCAAATGCTTCATATACCTGATGTGGGTCGACAATAGTAAATTCCATAAATTTACTCTTAAAAGGTAATTTTTTATTGCTCTCGCAATTAAGATACATTACCCCTTCTGGGTTTGCTATGTTCATTAAACTAGCCGACTTACCAGTGGCAGATGCTCCAGAAATTAAGACTAAATCGTCATTTTCTGTTTCTATAGGCATATTACTCCTTAGGTTTACAAAATTTACTAGCTTTTTATGACATCGAGTAGGTTGGTCAGGTATTTATAGTTTTCCCATTTCTGCCATACGTTTAGTAATAGTAATCATTAGTGTACGGTGTATTTCTTCCTCAGGAAGTGGGTCAAGTATTTTAGAGTTAAAATCAACTACAGCATTACGAACAGAGTCAATATCATAACCGTTATCTACAAGCACTAAACCATATTTGAGTAGGATATTATTTCTATTACCCTCTCCAATTTTACGAAAGAACCAAGCTTGTAAATTAGACATCGAACTAACTTGCTGTCGTTGTAGTGTCATCTCCTCAGATTTTTTAGTTTGAGGTATAAATTGCATTGCATCCAATAGTTTACCTTCACTCACGTAGACTTCACCTGGATTTGTCATCCACTTGCGTGCTACATCCTTGGTTCCTTCATCTACATCAAATGGTACCCAGTTAAATACATTTTCCATGAACTTACTATATTCATCTGCCCTAAGACTAATTGTATGTGACATAGGTAGAATAATTCTAAATCTGTCACCATTACCGTCTATTTGGTGGCGTTTAGTTGTATAGATAAGGTATTGATAATCTGATAGTAAGTCACGAGCAATATCAAGTTTAATACCGTGGTCAATATCAAGTACTACGAGGTTAAACCCTGGTATAAGATTAACTTTATTACGCTCACCATTTTTCCAATGATGTGTTGTAAAGTGTAACCTCGGCATAACTACAAAATCTCTTAATTGGTCAAAAGTTACAATGTCGTGTCCATATCCTACAGCAATATCTCTACTGCCAGATACAGTAAGTTTTTGTAAGTCAGTTTCAGGTAACGACTCACCTTTGAGGAATTCAATTCCATCAATGTATGATTTCTTAATGATAATGTTATTTCTGTAACCATAAGCAACTGCTAGATTAAGTAGCTCTCTTTTTTGACTCTCAGAACCTTTATAAAATGGTAAATCCTCAACTAAGTCTACATGAGTAATCTCTTTGTCTACATCAGCAATATATTTTGCTAATTTAACGTAAGGCTTTTCTCTACGTAAAATACGCTCAAAAGCTTTACCAGACTCCTCTACTAGTTTCATAGCAGCTTGTAAATGAGCCAATGTCACATCAGGTGATTTGTCAATAAATGCATATGCACCAGCTAATTTCAATGTTTTAAAGTACCTGTGTGTCATTTCAGCTTTTTCCATCTCTTGATGTTCTTTCATATCTTTAGCACGCTCTTGACAGTACTGTTGATATTTGATAAGCTCAATAGTCGTAGCTTTATCAATGTAAAGCTCTTTCCCAAAATGTTTCTCATCAGCTAAGTCTTGTAGTTCATCATGTAAACTTTTGATAAACAAGTCTGTAGATGTATCAGTCATCAAGTCAAATAAGTCTTCAGCTGACATGTTAGTGTTAGTTTCAGTACGCTCCACGTAGCTAAATAACAATCTACGAGCATAACCCATATCCAACATTTCATAGAATTCTTTTTCAACTCTACCACCATCCAATAATTTAGAAGGTGTTCCAAATAGTAACAAGTTAGCTGGTGTAGCACCTGCAATATCCTCATTACGTACATTTTCTTTAGTAGACTTAGTAATCTTCGGTTTAACTTTACCCACATCATATAACTCAATGAAAGTATTCAATACTTCCAAGTTGTTACTAAAGTTTGCACCAACTTCATCCATTTCAAGATTAATACTACCTGCACCTGCAAGTAATAGTTGGTGTCTAAGTTGTTTAACTGCAGGGGCTGTACCTGAGTCAAAGTTAAATAAATATGCTCCGGTATCTGCATACTCTTTTAAGACCTTTTGATACATATTATCTGGGTCTGTCCCAAGTTTTGCAGCACGAGCAATTGCAAGCTTAGCAAGATTTTTATCAGCAATTTTTGGTAGTGTTGAGTCCATGAATACATTTTTAAAACCGTTGAGTATCTCATTCTCAATAATGTTGATACTTCTACCTTTACCGAACCCTGAGGTAGCAAGGTTTAAAGCATACATATTAGTTGGAATAACTCCTCTATCTAATGTTTTAATGGATGTACGCATGATACTTGATACTTTAGTGAAGTAATAAGCTACCATTACTCTGAAGAATAATTCCTCACTAGATTGGTTCTTATTCTTTAACACTGTTACAAGTTGTTCACTTGGTTCAAAGTGTTTAAAGCTATCAAAATCCATATTTCCTCCTTTATTTTAA